CGTACCCGCACATCCATAACACTAGACAGCTCAGCCGCTTTTGGTCCCCTCACGGGGCAACAACAGCAGCTCGTACCACCGCAGGATATCGAGGAGGAATATAATATTAACTTCCTCCCTCGAACCATCCGTACGGACTACGAAGAGTCGTCTATTACTGATGATGATTCATCAAATCGTCAGTACAAGGAGTGTTTGCACACCTACAGGAAGTTCACTCGGTATAACCGTAGTGAGTCTCAAGTAGATGTAGCACATCACAGCTCACCCGACCGTATTGTAAAATACTGGTGGCGTGGACCTATGGTCCACTGGTGGGCCTGGGGCGAATATGGGGAATTATTTCCTCATAACGTCTCAGTGTCATGGCCGACTACGTTAGATAACCATGTTCGAAAAGCGTGCAGTGGCTTTTATAATATTAATGAGGTTGATAACCTCACAAATATTATTGAGTCACCCCAGTTAATAACTGGTTTGCATAGTATAATGTATACCGTGCAACAAGCGTTCCGACTGTCCGCTGGGAGATTAGCTCGAAAGGCTGATCCCCAATGGATGCGTCCGAAGGCTAGAGTGCGTAATGCAGCTCTAAGCGCTAGCGGGATATGGTTGTATAATGGGTTTGGAGTGCAACCCCTGATCAGCGATATGCGCAAAATTACCAAGTCACTTGCCTCGATTAAGGGGCAGATGGCGAAGCATAATGCGCAGGCTGGTAAGCTCATTGTGAGCCACTGCAGTCAACATGGTAAATATACCTTTGTTGATATGCCACAGGGATATGGGAGTCCTGGGCAGCCCGGTACATGTTGGCATGTGACCCCAATTGGGGTCTCACCAATACGTACTGTGACTATCCAGGGTATACGACAACCTCGGTTTCATAGTCAAAACTTAAAAGAGTTAGACTATCTAATTACGAGATTCGTATCTGCCGGACCTGCTAGCTTCATATGGGAACGAATACCTTATTCGTTCGTCATTGACTGGTTCGTCGACTTGAGAGGTATCATTGAAAAGCTTGACCGTCTACTGACGGGAGCGAATTCGACGATATCCCAGTGCTGTTATTCGGAAAAATTCCACCTGCGGTGTCCCGTGATTCATCACGCGTACACCAACTGGCCGGAATCTTCGACGTACGGCACTACGACAGCGTATAGTGAAATCAGTAGATACTACAGAAAGCCCATCTCACCCAACACTTCAGTTGGGTGGAGTGGTCGATTCGGAAAAAGGCAGATGGCACATAGTGCCGCACTGCTTACACAAATCGTGTCGAATCTGAAGTCTGTTAGAAAATAACAAACTAGAGTCATGAATGATGCGCTCACATTGAGCACACTAACGTTCAATCGCTCATTCTCCGAGAAATCGGGGTCTGAGCGTCGAGAAGTATCTCGTGGAGTTAATCTCCCTGAGGTGCTCTCGATCAAACACCAACAGTATGTCGACTCGGCGACTAAATTGCCGGGCGTCAGATCTGTGGTGCGGCTTGATCGTCATGTTGCGATTACGGATGGACGTATTGTCCCCGTATCAGCATACCTCGTCGTTGTCGTCCCAAATGATGCAATGATCGAGTCCGCTGACGTCCTTGCGGCCGTCGAGCGAATCGCCCAGCTCATCCAAGAGGATGATTCTGGACTGGATCTGGCTGATGAAATCTTCGTAAACCACGAGCAGTAATGCTCGTATATACGTAGAACATTGCCGGCAAGTAGAGTAGTAAACCCTAGATGCTAGCTATGAATCATCAACTGATTCCTATCGGTCAGGTCCCAGAGAAAATCGACTCTGTTGCCTCTAATACTGTTACTGCCTGGCAAGGCATCCTTCGCGACCATAGAGGTCCGCGATGGGCCGTGCTGCAGCAGTACGTTACAAGTGGCAACAAAAATTGGTTAGCTCTATCAGGATCTCTTGTACGCAACCGCGCACAAGGAGTCTTGTAAGGACCGTCGGAGGCGCAAGCCTCCTGTTTGCATTATTACGAACTAAAACAACTCACTTAACCCCGCAAAAAGGGCTTTAAGTGAACAGATAGACGAAAGGAATATTCATGAAAAGTATACTATTGAAAGCATACAGTCGTCTGCTAGCAGACCTCGGAAAGCAAACGAACAATCCTCTATTTGAGGAGCGTCATTTGATGTCTGAGGAATGGCTGCTTATAGAAGCACCCAAGCTAGACAAGCTGATGTGGCGTATCTTTGAGGATCTCGCCAACCCACAAGTTGATGCTATAGACGTAGAGTTTATGGCAAAGACTCGTGGGATTGACATCTCGCATCCTCTATTCACGCGTTTCGACGTGTGGGTTGAGGACGTTATGTTCGATTTTGTTACAAACAAAAAGGACATAACACGCGAGCTCAAAGCTGCGCATCAGATGCTTGTTTTCTGTTATAAGGCCGAACATGAACCAACTGAGTCACAACTCGAAGACGCTTATCGCGTCTTCGAAGAAAACGATGAGGCTGTTTCGGTGTGGGACCTGTATTATCAAAATACTGGCTCCCGCAGTCCACTCAGTCGCATCGCTCGTTCCCTTATTGGCAAGGTTATTTACCAAGCCAAGTGGGATGAAATAGCTCCTCAGCACGGACCTGGGTCAGTATATCCCAGTAAGTTTCCGTGGGAGAAGAGCGGTTTCCTCACCTACTATCCCTCCATCGACCGTGTCTACTCGTACTCAGACTGGCTCATAGGGATGCCCAATTATTGGAGCATCCTAAAAGAGTCAGTTTGGGAGAAGAGACACGAAGAGATCAAGGATGATCTCATGGTCGATAGCGAGTTATCTGAAGAAATGGTTACTTCTGCGAAGAAGTGTCCAGAGTACTCAGATGAGATAGTATGCCGTATCCAAGCTGTCCCTAAGGATTCGCGGGGTCCACGCTTAATATGCGTACACCCTTCGGAGGCCATATGGATTCAACAAGGTACTCGGCATGTACTGGAGAAGGCAATTGAAAATTCACCTCTGACGCGGAAAGTAATTCACTTCCGTGATCAGTCAGTGAATGGTCAACTAGCTCTGAGCTCCTCATTAGATAAAACGTTTTGTACGTTGGATCTTAAGGATGCCTCGGATCGACTCTCCAATTTAGCGGTTCGCGAGCTCTTTGGTGAGCACGCTTATCGGTATCTTGGATGTAGTCGAGCAACATCAGTACGTATAGGTGATCGGGTTCAAACGCTTAATAAATTTGCTCCTATGGGGAACGCATTAACGTTCCCTGTTCAGAGTTTAGTTTATTGGGCGGTGGTTCGTGCTGGCATACAATGTACTCACGGAGATATCTGTGAGGACGTGTATGTCTTTGGAGATGATATATTGTTTCCTTCAAAGTATTACCGCGGGGCCATAAACGCGCTTACCCGTTTTGGTTTAATTACCAATACAGATAAGACGTTTATGCATGGTTCCTTTCGGGAATCATGCGGCGTCGATGCCTGGAATGGCATCGATATAACGCCGCTGCGGTTGAAGGTGATTAATATCAACTCCAGCTCAAAAGCGATCGCAACATGCGACCTGGCCCGTAGGGCTCGGTTGCATGGTTGTTACTCGCTTGCTGCGTACCTGTACTCAGAAGTATCCAAGAGATTCGGGCCGTTGGCAAAAACCAATAACCTGGAAAGTCAAGGACTTGTTGAGTATGAGGATGTTGGATGGGATAAACTGCTTTTCATCGAAAAGAGGATGCGCTTTTCGCGTAACCTCCATCGCTGGGAAGTACCCACCAAGCTTGCTAAGCAATCTCTTAAGAGGTTGCGAAAACATGAATGGTTTCATGTGCAAGATTCACTGGTGCGTTTATGGCGTGAATACGACCATTGCGCATATTCTCCACTGGAACTGATAACACGCTTCAGGGGTTACAACCCTTCGGAGCATTATCGGGCCATTGTGGATTACAGTGACCGTGGCACCGAGTACCCCATGTTGCACGGGGTACGGCTACAG